CGAGCCTTATTTTGGAGACAACAATGGAAGATGAAGAACTCCCGCCCGGCGCTAAGCCGTCTGATGTAGCTGATGATGTTCCTATCATGGCTAGCGAGGGTGACATAATGATATTTTCCTGTTCTGCCTGCAAAACAGAAAAAGAGAGTTCAGAATTTTCTCCTCGAAAAGATAGATCTAGAGGTTTTCATTATGCTTGTAAGATGTGTTTAGCAACTCAAGCCCAAAAGAGACGTGATTTAGGTTTGGTTAATGTGGATAGAGAAGCTGCTAAAATTAGATCAAGACTGTGGCGTAAAAATAAACCCGGTCATAGAAATGCTTTAAAAGCTGCTTATAAATCTGCTAAAAATGGAGCCACTCCTAAGTGGCTATCTGAAAAGCAATTACAAGAAATTGTTAATTTTTACGATTTAGCCAAAGAATTACAAAATCTCTCTGGTGATCAGTACCAAGTTGACCATATAATCCCTGTTAGGGGTAAGACTGTATGTGGCCTCCACGTTCCGTGGAACCTTCAGATATTACCTTCTGACCTAAACCGGAAGAAGAGTAATTCTTATGGCTAAAGACCCTGTAAGTGGTAATGAAATTCCCCCCGGAGGGGTTGCTAAAGATGTTAGAGATGATGTTCCTATCATGGCATCTGAAAATGAGTATATTATCCCTGCTAACGTTGTTCGTTTCCTTGGTTTGGATAAGCTTGAGAAGCTTGTGTCTAAAGCTAAAGAAGAGCTTTCCAAGATGGAAGATGCTGGTAGGATGGGTGGAGAAGCCCCCGAAGAGGGGGAACTACCCTTTGACCCTGCTGAGCTAGCAATGGTGGATGACGAAGATTTACAAGCTCTTCCTGATCAAACTCCTCAACAGTTTGCTGAAGGTGGTTTAGTAGGAGGTGGCAATGTTGATCCTGAGTTCACTGGTATTAAAGAGTTTAAGAACTCTAATGGGGATATTATGTACATCCCCTACATGTACGGAGAGCCTCAACAGGAGGTACCTTCTGGTTACACAGAGAAGAGTCCTACAGAAGTGAGTGCTAAAGCCCCAAATCCTATGGATAGAGTAGCCTCTCCTGCTGACAGTAATTCCCCTAATGCAAAAAGGGACCCTTCCACTAACGAAAGAACTAATGGTAAGTCCCCACTAGCAGGAAGCCCTAATGATTGGAGTTATCAAGACTTCATAAACTTTGAAAAGAGTAAGGGTAGTGTTGGAGAGAAGGCTATCAAAGGTATGATTTCAGCAATGCCTATGGGCGGTATTGCAATGAAAGCTAGAGAAAAGTATCTAGATAAACAAACAGCGCATTTAATGGATCAAATGCTAGAAACTGGTGTAGACCCTCAAGGTACTCCCCTTTCTGCTGAACAAAAAGTACAGCTTTCTACTACAAGAGAAAGCTTGAAATCACAAATGAGTGAACAGTCTGGGCTTAACCTTAATCCCATTGAACGTTTAAGCAATGTATTTGATCAATTCTCGAATTTCTTGGGTGGTGACAAAGCTGCGGCTTCCCCTCAAGTAACAGTCAGTAGTCGTAATCAGCCTACTGGTGCCCCTCGTTCTGCTACCCCCGGTTTTACAGCAGAACAAAATGCTAGTCGTTCCACCAAAGACTCACAATACAGTGGGGGAGGTTATGGAATGGGTAGTGACTTAGGTAGAGACCCAAGTAAAGGCCCCTCTGAAGGCTCTATGGCCTCTGGTGGACTTTATAAACAAGGTGGGCTCGTCCAGCGTCGTAAGAAATAAATTGGCAACTGGGTGTTATACACCCACCCCATAAGGAATTATAATGACAAATCCTATTATCCGAAGAGGTTCTGCTGAGGAAATTGAGGCTGAAATTCAAGCTCTTGAAGCTGATCAGCTCACTAAGGTAGAAACTAAAGAAGAGACTAAACCACTTGTTGCCCCTGTAGAAACCCCAGCAAACCCTGAGGATGCTACTTGGAAGGACCGATATGGTCATCTCCGCAGTCATGCAGCTAAGAAAGAAACGAAGCTGATGAAGGAGATTGAAGACCTAAAGGCTCAGTTGGCAAAAGGTAGTGAAGCAATTCCTTCTAATGCTGAAGATATTAAGAAATGGGCTGAAAAGAACCCACAAGCTACAGCAATTATTCAGGCATTGGCTAGTGAACAGGTTAGCAAGCGTGCTACTGAAATCGACACTCAACTTTCAGAGTTGACCCGAGACAAGCAAGAGCAGGCTATTCGTAAGAAGCATCCTGATTACGATGAAATTGTTACTGATGATGCATTCCATGATTGGGCAGAGACACAGCGTCCTGCAATTCAGAGAATGATTTACGACTCTGCTGACCCAGAGGATGTAATTGAGGCCCTTAGCATCTACAAGAGAGTTAAAGGGATTAAACCTATTGACGAAGACAAAGAGGCTGCTAGGTCTGTTCGTACTCGTTCTACATCTGCTCCAGACACTGGTACAACTCCACTGTTCTCAGAGAGCATGATTAATAGTAATTCTATCCATTGGTATGAAAAAAATGAAGCTGCTATCGCAGAAGCGATTAGAACAAATCGTTTTGAGTATGATATCTCTGGTGCTGCGCGATAAGGCCAAAAGCTAGTCTTTTCTTCCCTTATTGCCTATAAACAACATAAGATACCCAAATATAAGATTGGCCCAGTTTATCTGATACCCAGCTTTAAGGCCCTTAAGTGTTGATCGTCGTTCTAGCATCTATTCTAAATTCAACACAAAGGAAACTATAATGGCTTTTCCGTCCGCATCTGGTCATAACCAACTGCCTAATGGCGTTTGGTCCCCAGTAATCTACTCGAAGAAGGCTCAGCTTGCCTTCCGTAAAGAGTCCGTTGTACAGGCTCTCACTAACACCGACTACTTCGGTGAAATTTCTAACTTTGGTGACTCGGTAAGGATCATCAAAGAGCCGACCATTAGCGTCAGCTCGTACCTCCGTGGTACTCAGATCCAGACTCAGGATATCATCGACGAAGACTTCACTCTCACGATTGATCAGGCTAACTACTACGCCTTCAAGATTGATGACATTGAAGAGCAGATGTCGCATGTCAACTGGCTGGAGATGGCTACTTCGCAGGCTGGCTATCGTCTGAAGGACAACTTTGACCAAGAAATCTTTGGTTACATGACCGGCTACAAGCAGACTGCCAAGCATCTTAATGCTTCGACTGCTCGTACCTCGGCTGATGTCCCCGGTACTCTTGCCATCTCGACGGCGACTGCGGCTAACGAGCTTCTTTCGACGAACATCCTTAAGAAGGGTGACTTCAAGCGCATTACGACCTCTTCGGCTGGTGATCACTCGATCCCCATCGCTCCCCGTCTTCCGGGCGCTACCTCGTACCCGACTGATGTTGTCAGCCCGCTTGACATCTTCAACCGTGCTGCTACCAAGCTGGACCTTCAGAACGTCCCGCATGAGGGCCGCTGGGCCGTGGTTGACCCCACGTTCCTTGAAGTCCTTCGTGACGAAGACTCGCGTCTGTTCCAAGCTGAATGGGGCAAGACTGGTGGTCTGCGCAATGGTCAGGTGACTGACACCCCGATCCAAGGGTTTAAGCTTTACGTCTCGCGTAACCTCCCCAAGGTTGGTACTGGCCCCTCCACTTCTGGTACGGCTAACCAGAACACCGATTATGGTGTTATTGTCTTTGGGACCAAGGCTGCTGTAGCTACTGCTGAAACGATCAACAAGACTGAGACCATGAGAGATACTAACACCTTTGGTGATCTTATCCGTGGTATGCACCTTTATGGTCGTAAAATCCTTCGTCCTGAGGCTCTTGTTACTGCCAAGTACAACGTCTCGGCCTAATACTAATTAAGAGAAAAAGGATTTTAAATAATGGCTACTAAGACTTCTGCCTTTTACAAAGATAATAGGCTTATGGCGGCTGCCTCTCCTGAGAGAGTTCGTCGTCTTGATGCTTATATCGACTTCACCGTAACAGCTAACCAGACGGCTGCTGCGGGTGACGACTTGAAGCTGTTCTCGCTTCCCGTTGGTTCGGTAATTCTGGCTGCCGGTATTCAGCAGATCACTGCTGGTAGTGCTGGTAACACCTACCTTGCTCGTGTTGGTACTGTCAACATGAGTAGCACTCTGGCATCGGATGCTGCTGTTGGTGTTGTCACCACTGCTGCTACCTATGCTCTTGACGGTAATGCTGGTACTCTTACCATCCCTCCGTACGTCCTTGCCACGGCTGCTGATTTTAACCTCCTCAGCGCCTCGGCTGTTCGTGCTACTGGTAAGGTAAGGGCATTCCTGATTTATCTTGAGGGTGTACCCCCGGTTGCGACTCCGACACTTGCTCAGAGAGACCAGAGCCTCTAAAACTATTAATTGGAGGGCGAGGCTATTTCGCCTTGTCCTCCTTTTTTCTTAGCAAGGATGAAAAATTGAGTTATGACTTCCTGACATTAGTTAACATGGTTAACGAAAAATTAAACGAGGTTCCTCTTACTTCGTCCACATTTGCTGAAGCTTCTGGCGTGTATTCTGATAACAAAAATGCTGTTAACGTCGCCATTAGGAATATTAATACAATCTCTTTTGA